GCCCCTTACGGGGCCCACGGGTGCTAACGAAAGTTGCATCCGCCTTACGGCGCCTATTCGAAAGGATAAACCATGTACATAACTGAGCAGCGGTACCATCCGCTCCATACTGAGAACCGAGTATTCGGACACTGTGTCCGGACTCTCATCTCTACTGGAGCGTTTGTTTCCGACACGCCTTTAACAGCGTACGGCACCAGTTATGGTGGCATCCAGACAACCACATCCTGGAGAACAGGAGACAGGTTGTCTCGAGTTAAGAAACGGGTTATACCCGGTGACGAGATGTACCGGCTCATCAGATCAGGTTATGATCTTGATGTTCAGCCTGGTTCATCTGGGGTTAATTACGAGCTGCGTGATAAGCGATCTTCAGCTTATGACACAGGCCACGAATTTTCCACGTTAGATAGCGATGACCTTCTATGGCCGACTAACTATCTCCTCCTACGTAAAAACGTAGAAAGGTATAGATCTAGGAACATGAAGTTCACTGCATATAACGACACTGGAGGATATAGAGATACGGTAACCTTTGATGGCTCATCGCCATATTGGAAACCCGCTACCTCTAATGCCTATGGCTCACTCACTTCTTTTCCATCGGATAGCCAAAGGGCTATGGATGGTCAAGAATGTGTAGTGAAATGTATGCCCGTTCGTAAGGTTGCAGATACGTCCACGTCGTTAGCCGAGCTATACCGGGAAGGATTTCCGGTTGTAGGTCGGGCTCTAACAGAACGGGGAAGTGGAGACCCTAGTGTTTTGGGCTCTACTTACCTAGAGTATGTTTTTGGAGCAAAACCCTTAATGGGCTATGCTAAAAGCATACTGAAGGCAGTTCAGAAATCTTCTGAACTCCTGTACCAGCTTCACCGCAATAGCGGATTGCCGGTACGACGTACCTATGGCCTTTACTCGAGGGATTACGAAGAAGTCATATCTGAAGGTCCATTGTTGTCCGGCGCTTTTAGCTGGAAACTCAACGATGGTAACTTCAGTATGAGTAATTTTCGTAATCTCGCGAACGCCAAGTATCGGTTTACGGATCATCATCGACAACGATGCTGGTTCTCCGGTGAATTCGTTTATTACCTACCCGATCAAACGGGAATTCTAGGTGATGCGAATCGTTTCCTTACAGATATGAATTATCTGTATGGTACGGGTGTCGATTTAGACACCCTCTGGAAACTGACACCATGGTCTTGGCTCTGTGATTGGTGGACCAATATAGGAAACATCCTAGCATTTGGTGCAGCTCAATCACAGTTTGGCCTGGTTATGAACTACGGGTACGTTATGCACCATTATAGTGTAGAACGCTCCTGTGTCATAACGGGTTTGAGAACCAAACAACTCGAACCCCTCCCAGCCTTTGTCTCTCATGATACTATGTATCAAAAGAAGACTAGGATGAGAGCAAATCCTTTTGGATTTGGAGTGTCGACTGAATCGCTAACTGCGAGTCAGTGGGCAATCCTAGGGGCTCTTGGCTTGTCCAATGGCCCTGGGTTACTCAGATTAAATGAGTAACCGTCAATGGAGAAAGAATTCGGTTAAATACACCGACTCCATCTAAGGAAAGGACGCTGCCTTGTCATTCGCTGATCCTCAGTCGATTGACCCAGGTACCGGTGCCATTTCTCTTCCGAGAACGGGATCGGCCGTTGGCCAAGGTGTTTTCACCTCAGCAGACGGAACTCTTGAACTCCGTATTATGCAAAACGTCAAACGACGCCAGCGTAGGATGATCAAGGTTACCTATCGAAAGATTATCGCAGATCCGCTTCTGCCGACGATGAACACAACTGTTGTTTTTAGTTGCTACCTCGTCGCGGACGCGCCCGTAAATGGGGTTACTGCTACTGAGCAGATTAACCTCATCAAGGGGCTATGCGGTCTTCTTTCAGCCTCTACCTATGCTGCCGTCACCAAGTTTATTGGTGGCGAGCAGTAATGGTTGTGAAGAAGGTACGTAATAAGATTAACCTCACACTGAACGATTATATTCGTCTCGGTGCTTTGGCACTTATTACGCTGCTTCTCAGTTTCATAATTCCGTGGCTTACCGTTATTAACGATAAGCTCTGGATTATTGACACTGTCAGCACTTCTCCACAGCCGGTAGTATAGGCTCGGGGTCAACTGACCTCAGAATGGCAGGCTAAGGATCATATAACTTCCATATGGAGGCCTATGATGAAAAGCCTGAATGCGTTATCTATTGAAGTACTCCATGATATGGGTACTTCATGTTCGCTGAGCACCCACCATGACGAAAAGACTGTCATGGATCGGATCAGGTACGAAGGTATATCGTTTCTTACGATAACCCTTGGAGACTTTGGTAAGGCATTTGATAAATGCCTCGACCTCGGCTTCCTAGACCCTACGCTCTTTACTGGATTCCAGTTTAGAGGTGGTCTCCCGAAATTCCTTTCGGGTTTCCTTGGTCTCGTGTTTGATCCTGGGAGTGGTAAGCTGCTTGATGCACCTTCTATTAAGGCAATACGTCTTATACGTCAGTTTACACTGATGTGGCGACGTATGCAACTGCCTTGCTCTCCCGAGAGGGAAAGGAAGGCCATAGAAAAGTACATCAAGTGTGAGTTAGATCTTGAGAAAATTACTTTTACAGATGAACAGTTAAAATCGTTCAAACGTATTAGTAATATGCTCTGGTTAGACTACTTCGTAAATATAGGGAATTCCCTATACTGCGAGGCAGATAAGCCTAAGCATGGTAGCGGGTCCACAGCTGACGGAACAACCGGAAACCGGAAGTTTCGTCACTATACGTGGACACGTAGATTGGATGAGTATTTTCCAGTAATGGATTATCTCTATCCATCCTATTCATGTTGGCAAGATGCGCAACATGAGCTCAAGATCTACGAACCCGGTGAAGAACCGCCTGTTAAAGTGGTTCTTGTGCCAAAAACGCTTAGAACGCCACGCATAATAGCTAAGGAACCTGTGCACATGATGTATGTGCAACAAGCTCTCCTTAACCTATTTATGCTCGAAGGTCGAGCGAATGACAACGTTCGTGCCTTCGTCTGGAACCAATATCAAGAACATAACCAAATTCTTGCATGTATTGGTTCACAAACAGGTTCACTAGCAACGCTTGACTTAAGTGAAGCTAGTGATCGCGTGTCTAATGTGCTCGTTTCGACTATGTTTGAAGATGTTCCGCTTCTTAACGGAGCTATTCAGGCATGTCGGTCTAATCGAGCACAAATTCCTTCAAATGAAATTATTCATTTGAAGAAATTTGCGTCTATGGGTTCGGCCATGTGCTTTCCCGTAGAAGCTCTTGTCTTTGCGACAGTTTGCTTCTATGGCATCGAAATGATGCGTCAGAAGGTACGTGGCCCAGCTTACACTCTATCCAAGAAGGATATAAAACTCCTTTTTGGAAAAGTGCGCGTCTACGGAGACGATATTATCGTCCCTGTAGAATATGCGATACCTGTGATAGAGGCATTGGAGTCCTTTGGATTCCAAGTCAACACCACTAAGTCTTACTGGAATGGAAAATTCCGTGAGTCGTGTGGTGAAGAATATTTTGATGGACATCCCGTTAAACTGACGAGATTAAAATCAAAATTTCCTGAAGCACAGGCAGATACCTTAGAGATAGAATCTCTAATCGAGTTTCGTAATAATATGTCCCGTAGTTACGGATATTACGATTCCACGATAAAATATATCGACGGATATATATCGAA